TCTCCTGCAGCAAGTTCTAAGTTTGGTAACACCCTTCTTCTTACTAGCGCAGAAGCAACACAACAAGTAAACGATTTAATTGTGGGCAGGTCTTATACGATACTAACTCAAACTAGTGGTGCAACGCTTACTCTAGAAGTTGGTACAAGTTCAGGCGGGTCACAAACTAAATCTTCTAGTCTAACAATTAGCAGTGGAAATGAAACGCTTCTTACAGAAACAGTGTTTACAGCCACCGCAACCAGTCACTTTGTTAGCTTTACAGAAGCAGCAGGAGCAGCAGCGTTTGTAAAGTTAGTTGAATTAAGTGAGTCTTCAACTTCTATAGCTTTAAAGTATTTGTCTTACGAAGATTACAGTGAGCGGTTTAGAGAGAGGGACTCAAGACCTGACATTGATAAGTTTGGTGATCCAGAATATGTCTACACAACATACAATAATGAAATAGGCTTAACTCCGATCCCCGATACAAGTAACCGTAGCTTAAGGTTTGATTTCTATGTTTCGTCATCTGCATTGTCGGCGGCAACAGACACATCCGTCATACCTGAACGTTTTGAGCCGGTCATCAATGCTCGTTCAAAGTACTACACCTATATGTTCCGTTCTGACACTCAGACTGCTCAGTTTGCTTTGAAAGAATACGAGGATGGTTTGAAGCGTATGCGAGTCGAGTTGCTAAATAGAAAAAACTATATGAGAGCAGTTTAATATGCCAGATTTAGAACTGCAGGGGGTAAGCCCCCTTTCTTTCAACTGCGAGGGCGGCTTGGTATTGAACAGGTCTACCTTTATTATGCAGCCGGGACAAGCTCTTGAGTTGGAAAACTTTGAGCCTGACGTTGGCGGCGGGTACAAAAGGATGCTGGGGTTTCGCCCCTTTGTAAATCAGATTGTACCTGAAACAAACACTGCAGGTGAAGCTGTACTGATGTCCACGCAGTTCAATAACTTTGTATTGGCTGCACGAGGCGAAAAGATACTTAGTTCTGCATCTAGTGAGTTATCACAGGGCATTGCTTCAGCTACAGCCATGACAGGGGCTGGAACAATAAACCTCGACAGCACTGATGGGTTTAGCTCCAGCGGCACTGTCCAGATAAACTCTGAAATATTTACCTACACAGGTAAAACTGCAGCTACTTTAACTGGTGTAACAAGAGCAACGAGCAGTACTACTGCTGCCGCACACATAGTCAATGACGTTGTTTCTGAAACTTGGACTGTTAGAGACACCGGAAGAACAAGCGCAGCCCGTTATAACTTTGAGCGGTACAACTTTGACGGCAACGAAAAAATCATAGTCGTTGACCAAGCCAACGCTCCTACAATATTCAATACGTCTCTTGCCGCAACAGATGTTAGTAGCAGTGCAGTAGCTGGTGCAAAACATATTGCTGCTTTTAAGAACCACATGTTTTACTCTGGCATGGCTTCTACACCCCAAGAAATAGTGTTTAGCGAACCCTTCGATGAGGATGGCTTTACCGCTTCGGACGGTGCTGGAAGTATTAAAGTTGACGACACGATTGTTGGCTTGAGAGCTTTTCGGGGTGACTTGTTTATCTTCTGTGAGAACAGGATATTTAAGTTGGGCGGCAGTTCGCTCAGTGACTTTGCAATTGTTCCTGTTACAAGAAACATTGGGTGTGTAAACGGTTTTACCATCTTGGAATTTGCTGGTGACTTAGTGTTCTTAGGGCCAGATGGCTTGCGTACTGTTGCTGGTACAGCCCGTATTGGTGACGTTGAGTTGGGTACTATCAGCACCAACGTTCAGCAGTTGTTCAGAGACAACCTGACTAATGCAGAAGCGTTTGTTTCCTTAGTCATACCCGACAAAACCCAGTACCGCATCTTCTTCTCAAAAGAGGGACAGGCACAGACATCTTCACTAGGAGCTATCTGTGTTATGAAGGGACAGGCGTTTGAGTTCTCAACTATGAAGGGTATTCGTCCTGCTTGTGCGGATACGATAGTCGAGGCAGGAGATGTAATAGCTATACATGGTGGCTTTGATGGCTTTGTATACAGACAGGAACGAAGCAATACATTTGATGGTTCCTTAATCAACGCCAAGTACAGAAGTCCTGACTTGAGCATGGGCGACCCCGGAGTTCGCAAGCACATGCAGCGGGTCAACATCAACTACGCACCAGAGTCAACCCTAGACGCAGACTTGTTTGTAAGGTACGACTATGAATCAAGTAACTCTGTTCGCCCTGCACCCTATCCGTTAGACAGCACGAATGTTGCGGGTACATATGGTAGTTCGGTTTATGGAAGCGCAGTGTACGGTGGGCCTTCACAACCTATTGTTCGTAAAGCAGTAGAGGGTTCAGGATTTGCTGTAGCATTACGAGTAGAAGACGGGGCAACCGCTACTGCCCCTTACACCCTAAAAGGGTTTCAATTAGAATTTCAGGTGGGAGCAAGAAGGTAAATGGGCGCAACCTATACACGACAGTCCACGTATGCTGACGGCGATACAATTTCCGCTGCAGATACCAACGACGAGTTTAACCAACTACTTGCGGCATTTGCTGCAAGCACGGGCCACACGCACGATGGAACTGCTGCAGAGGGGGGACCAATCTCTGCTCTGGCAAGTAACAGCATTACTTTTGGAACAGGTGCAGACACCGACATTGCGATTACCTTTGATGGTAATACCAGTGACGGCGTTCTCACATGGATGGAAGATGAGGATTACTTTCAATTCTCTGACGACATACTCATGTCCACTACAGAAAAGATACAGTTCCGTGACACTGCAATTTACATTCATTCAAGTGCAGACGGTCAACTAGACCTAGTAGCTGACACAGAAATACAGATTGCAGCCACAACCATCGATGTAAACGGCAACCTAGATGTTAGCGGAACCGTTGTTGGAGCCAGCACAATATCAGCGGGTACAGCGTTTGTCCCTGATGCAAGTGACGGTGCCGCACTAGGTACAACATCCCTAGAGTTTAGTGACTTGTTTCTTGCTGATGCAGCCGTAATCAACTTAGGCGCAGACCAAGACGTAACTCTTACTCACGTTGCTGACACAGGCGTTCTTTTAAATGCTGCTAGTGTAATCCAGTTCCGCGACGCCGCTATCAATATTGGTTCACCTGCAGATGGTGACCTAGACATCAATGCTGATGATGAGATTGAATTAAACTCTACTCTCATCGACATTAACGGTAATGTAGACATCTCAGGTACTTCAACTCTAACTGGCAACGTAACATTAGGTGGTCAGTTAATAATGCCCGACGTTACTGCAGGACATATCCTTGTTGCAGACGGAACTAGCTACGAAGAAAAGGCAGTCGGTGACCTTTCTGAAATATCCACAGTAGCAAGCGATGACGTATTCCTTGCTGTAGATACATCAGGTGGTGGCTTAAAGAAAATAACTCGCAGTACATTAGTATCTGGATTAGCCACTTCATCTGGTATAGGTAATATTGTTGAGGATACGTCCCCTCAATTGGGTGGCAATTTGGACATGAACGGTGCAGATATTGTCACAACATCCAACGCCACAATTGACTTGGCTCCTAACGGAACAGGCACGGTGGTCGTACGAGGGAACACTAACTCCGGTGCTATTGTATTTAACTGTGAATCAAACTCACACGGCCAAAAAGTATTTGGGCAACCTCACTCAGCATCTGTAACTAATACTCTTATGTTACCTGCTGGAGCTAACTCAACTCTTGTATCTCTTGTATCAGCAGACACACTAACAAACAAGACACTCACCAGTCCCATAATCAACACGGGTACTTTCGGAACATCTATCCTTCCTGTTAGCGCAGACGGCACTACTCTGGGTTCTGCATCTAAGGAGTTCAGCGACCTGTTCCTTGCAGATGCGGGTACCGTGCAATTTGGTAACGACCAAGATGTGACCTTGACTCATGTTGCTGATACGGGATTGTTACTTAACGCAGCAATGGTAGTTCAGTTTCGTGACTCTGCAATTAACATTGGCTCTCCGGCTGATGGTGACTTGGATATCAACGCTGACGATGAGATTGAGTTAAACTCAACCCTGATTGACATCAACGGTAATGTAGAAATTAGTGGGACTGCAGCAATAACTGGCATTGCAACTTTTACTGACGATATAATAATAGGTGATGCAAAGACTATTGGTTCAGCAAGCGATACAGACGCTATAGCCATAGCTTCAAACGGCGTAGTTAACTTTACACAACAACCAACAGTATCAAGTGCAGCAGTAAAAGTAGCAGGTAAAGAAACTATTTGGATACCTGCTGCAGCTATGTACCCTGAAACAACAAACGGGTGTGCTAGTTTGGCACAGGTTGAACTGTCAAATGGTCCCGAACTAAAGTGTCTTGACTTTGATAAGGGCAGTGATGAACATGCACAGTTTACGATAGCATTTCCAAAGTCTTGGAATGAGGGTACAATAACATTTCAAGCGTTCTTTACTGCTACTTCAACAGACACCGGGACATCAGCATGGGGTCTAGCGGGACTTTCACTTTCTGACAGTGGTGATTTGAATACCGCGTTTGGAACAACAGTAGTAGCGACTGCAAAAGCACACTCTGGAACAAGCAACGATTTAGACATTTCTGCAGAGAGTGGTAATGTTACAATTGCTGGTTCACCAGCGGCAGGAGATTTATGTATTTTTCAAGTTCTAAGGGACATATCTGCGGATGATTTAGATGCTGATTCAAGACTGCTAGGCATCAAACTGTTCTTTACAACTGATGCAGCAAACGACGCATAGGACTGATTAGATGTCAGGATTTGGATACAGTGTTTTAGGGTTTGGTGCATTTCCAAGCAGGTCCATTGTAGCTGGAATTACAGGTAATGCAAGTAATGTTTCAGCAAAGGCCCAGTTTAACGCCACCCTATGGGCTTCGGGTACACCTAAGGTACTTAACATTTCTAGTGGAGTCACACTAGGGGGAACAAGCGGAACAGCAGCCCTAACAATCGAAAGTGACTTGGGCGGCTCTTTGCTCATAAACAACGCCGGAACTATTACTGGTACAGGTGGAGCAGCCGGGTCATCAGGCGCAGGGGGTAACGGCGGTAATGCAGTACTAAACTCTGGTGGTACTATTGTAAGCCTTGTCAACTCTGGAACTATTTCTGGGGGTGCTGGCGGTGGCGGCAGCGGTGGAGCAGGTGGTAATGGCACAGCCACAAGCACAACAAACAATACAAATACCAACACTAATTATTGGTTCGTATACGGCAGCGAAAATTGTGGAGGTGCGAACAATCAACAATTAATTTCCTACAGCGGTTATGGACAAATAAATAATGTTTCTGGTTCTTCACATAGTGCGAGTGGAGTAGTCTTTCTGAAAGGTGCTTATAGCCGTCAAAATGACGATGGAGAGGGTTGTGTAAGTAATCTCTTTATAGTCAACATCCAATCAACAGCAGCAACATCAGGCGGCGCAGGTGGAAATGGTGGTGCTGGTGCTGGTTTCAATCAAAGTCAAGCTAACGGCTCTTCAGGTGCTGGCGGCGGCACTAATGCTGGAACAGGTGGAACCGGAGGAAACGGTGGTGCTTTAGGTGCTGACGGAGCGGCTGGCGCAACAGGAGCTAACGGAAACTCTACAAACGGAGCTAGTGGTTCAGGAGCGGGTTCAGCAGGTAAAGCAGTATCTGGCGCAGTAAACTTTACAGACGCATCAGGAACTACAAACGGAACAGTAGATTCAACTTGATAATGGTAAGAAAATGACTGCTGATGAACGTTATGAAATTTGCAAGGCATGTGACTGGTTTCGCTCTAGCATCAAGCAGTGCAAAAAGTGTGGATGTATTATGACTTTAAAAGTAAACCTAGTTTTTGCTAATTGCCCAATGAGGAAATGGACATGACAAATTACAATATTGAGAAGATTGATAACGGCATTGCGACTTTACGCTTTGCTGATAATAGCTGGGCTGAGTTGATATTAGCCTCAGACATGACACAGGAAGACTTAGATGATTTGGCATTACAGTTTGCACCAAAAACTGGTGTTGCACCTAGTTTCGCAAAAGTTGGTTTCACTTCCACAGCATCAGCAAAGCCGGAACCAGTTGCTTCAGAGCCAGAAGAGGTTGTTGATGAAAGACCCGCGTGGCTCATCGCAAGAACAAAAGCGTACGGTGTATTGTCTAGCCAACTTGAGTACATTACTGAAAACGGGCTTGATGCTTGGCAAACTCATGTTGCTGAGATTAAAAAGGCTAATCCAAAGCCATCGTAAATAAGACTTGCTTTTTCATTACAAATACAGTAAAATTAACTAGGAATAGCTATCAATGGATTTAGTACACATAATCGACACCCTAATCGGCATAGTTGTCATGGGGGGTGCGTGGTTTGTTTCTGGCATGACAAAGGAACAGAAGCGCATAGAGATTCTTCTCAACCGTACTCGTGAGGAGTACGTCACTCGTAGTGAGGTTCGGGAAGACATGAGTCGGGTTATGGAAGCACTACATCGTGTAGAAGACAAGCTAGACCGTGCGTTACAGAGAGATTAATCTATGGCAACAATAACCACAGATGCAGAACTAGATACTGAAGTAGGTACGTTAGCGGGAGCGGGAGTTCCGACTGCAGCCCCTGTAACCCAAACAGTGCAAACAGGTGAGATACAGGGTACTACAGGTACTCAAGTAGCTACCCCTGCAACTAATCCTGCAGTAACAACAGCTAACATGACGGGTTTAACTCCCCCTGTTCCTACCGCACCTGCTCCCGGAGTGGGACAAGTAGCAGGTACAACTACAGTAACTCCCCAGATTGGAACAGCGACTGCTGCCCAGATCACTCAGCCTGTACAGGTTGACATGACAGGAGTTCAAGCAGGTCCGTCTGCAGGTGCAGTCGCAACGGCTGCTACCCAGCAGCTTGATCCACAAGCAACAACCCAATTCCAAATGTCACAGTTGATGGCAAGTATCCAGCAGGGTCAGCCAATGCCCCCGTGGGCGGCTCCGGCTGTTCGTAAGATAAGCGGCATAATGCAAGCTAGAGGTTTGGGTGGTTCTAGTATGGCTGCTGCTGCCATGACACAAGCAGTCATGGAATCTGGTGTAGTCATTGCGGCTGATGATGCGAAGAAATATGCAACAATCCAGCTTGCAAACTTAAACAACGAACAACAAACGGCTTTGTCTAACGCTGCAACTTACGCTGCAATGGACAAGGCAAACCTGAGTGCCAGACTTACCTCTGCAGTAACTAATGCACAGTCTCTTCTTGCCACTGAAACAAAGAACCTTGATGCGCGGCAACAGTCTAACACTCTTAGCTACAACGCTTTGACACAGGGTTTGTTTAAGGATGCTGCAGAAGACAACGCTCGTAAACAATTCAACGCCAAGAATGAGTTGCAGGTTGAGGAGTTCTTTGCAGAGCTAGGCTCCCAAGTTGAAACGGCTAACGCTAACCGTGTTGCTGCTATGGAGCAGTTCAACTCTGGCGAAACAAACGCCATGACACAGTTCAATTCAAGCATGAGAGACGCACGAGACAAGTTCAACGCTAACATGCAGTACGCTGTTGACCAGTCAAATGTAAACTGGCGTAGGCAGGTTAACACTGCAAACACTGCCACACAGAACGAAGCAAACCGTCAGGACGTACAGAACAACTTTAATGCCTCTCAGAATGACCTTAATAATCTGTGGCAAAAGTATCGTGACAATGCTGCTTGGAACTTCCAAAAGGGCGAGTCATCGTTACAGCGTCAGCATGAGATAGGCATCATGGCTATGGAATTTGCAAACAGTGAGAAACTCTACGACAAGACCCAGAAGGACAACCTCGCTGCAGGGGTAGGTAACTGGCTTGCCAAGTGGATTGCACAGTAGGAGAAGTAAGAGATGAATTTTTTAACTGCAGTTACCGCTGGCCTAAGCTTGTTTCAAATGCTTGGTGGCGGGAGCAAAAGCGGGTACGGCGAAGACCCCACCTTTGATGGCGGCGAAGCTGGTTCTGCACAAACAGGAAGCGGATTTCTTGACTTTATAAGAGGTGGGGCTAAAGCTTATACAACTTTAACTAAGGATGATGAAAGTTTTAAACAGGCAGACACCAGCATGTTTTCAAGAAGAAGAAGTGTTAAAGATATTGTCAGGGGTGGTCCCGCTGTTGGGGGCTTATCCTCATCCCAACAACAACTGTTCCAACAGGCTGCTGTTATGCAAGCTCTACGACACTATCAGCAAAACGGATCACGGGATGTAAACATGCAGTCCATGCTAAATGAGGCAGGAATTGTTAGACCCACTAGCCCACAAGGAAAAAAGACTTTGGCTACTAGAAGCCCTGACTTAAAATCGGAGATTAACGTAGGATGAAACTAGATGCTAGCATGGCTCCTCGTGGTTCTGTAGAGGCAAAGGATGACTTTGCTCCGGCACCACCGGGATACGGTCTGACACAAGACAATCAAAGGTGGCCGTGGGGTCAGCCCCCACAGGATGCTGATCCAAGCGTAGTCTTGGACAAAGCTATTGCTGCTGTTTCTAATAAGGCTGCAAAGCGAGAGATGTTCAAGCTTTTGGTTGTGGGTGTGTCTGTCGAGGTTATTGTTGAGGGCTACATTTTTCAAGGTTTTTCTGAGGGTAAGTTTAGCCCAGACGTTGGGCTGATGATTAAGGGGCCACTTGGAATAGCTATCGCTGGCATGGCAGACGAAGAGGGTATTCCGTACCGCTTCTTTGAAAATGACAATGAGTTAGACGCTAATGAAATGGACGACGCAACTTTCTTCAGGATGATGAAAGAAAACAACCCGCAGATGTTCTCTTACGTAAACGAACAGATCAACGGTGGCATTCGTCAGGGGTACGCTCCACAAGAGCCGGAAGAAGAAAACTTTATGACAATGAAGAAACAAACAGAAGAGGCTAATTAAAGATGGGTGTTGGTACTGCATTAGCTATGGGTCTTGTTCAAGGCTTTTCAAAAAACATGGACGAAGAGAAAGCCCGTCGGCAAGCCCAGCGAGATCGTGTTGATGGTTATCAAAATCTTGCTATGGAAGCAAGCTTTAAGGATGATGCTAACATGGCGGGCGTCAACGCTGTGTTTGGTATGGTCAATAAGGCTAGAAGAGAAATGGACAGCATGAAACCTATTGGCCCGTTTGGGGCTAGGGGTGAGGATGTTGTTATGGATATGGCAAGTGTTCAGTCTGCGTTGAGAAAGACTGGGGATGAGCGGTTTCTTAACATTGGTAGTTATAAAGTACAAATGTCTGATGAGATTTCCTTTCGTCATAAGAAGGATAGAAGTGACCCTTCAAAAAAGGCTATGCTTACTATAGATGCGCTGAATGAACACCTGAATGATCCAGATAACAAATCGGCTTTCTTAAAACAATTTGAAGGTAACGTTAGTAATTTAAATGAATTACGGGGCATATATCGTCCCGCTGTACAAGGGATCATAGCTCAACTCCAGCAAGAAAATAAAGGTAAACCTGTAGACCCCAGAACTGCAATAACAAACTACAGTTTCTTTTCTGATCTGCTAGGGTTAGGAATCGACGGTCAACAACAGATTGCTATAGACAGTGTGAAAGCGGGATCGTTACCTATATTAAATAGAGGACTTAGCCCGGATGATGAAGGATTCGTCACTGAAGCAGGGGTAACTGTTGTGTCTTCTTCGTTGTACCCGGATACACCATCAGACAGTGGGTATCAGGCTATACCCATAGCTTCATTTACAGAAAATGATATAGACATTGGCCTTGTAGATATGGCAGCAAAATCTCAGGGCAGAAGTAGGGGTGTATTTTTATCTAATTTCTCATCCCAGTATAATAGCATGACAGAGTTTATGACAGGACTTAGACACGCCACTACGATTGCAGAGATGACAAGAAGTGGAGAAAAACTTAGTTTTTCAGACAATGAAACACTTATCAACGTAGGTAATTACCTTGACACTACAGAAGGCTTAAGAACCGACGCAATAGGTCAAACAAGAATAATACAAGGGTTGATGGGGCCAGTTCTTACTGAATCACAGAGGCGTAGTTTGGCTAACGGAACCGCAACACCAGATACTTTTCGCACAGGAACAAATCCAACAGAAGCTTACAAGATGACTTTTGGTGAGGGTAACAGTTTAAGTGATTTTAAAACAAGAGTTAGGTCTGCTCAGATTGCGAAAGAACAGCTAAACATTTATAAGACTATTGTAGGTAATGAGATTAATACTGTTAAGGGTACTATGTTAGATAGTGCTTTAAAGGCTGTTAACTCTTTGTTTGGAACTGGTGGTACTACAGACCAATTACTTGGTATGTTAGGAACAATGGACGATGCAGAAAAACAAAAGATATCTGCTAGACTAGAGGGTATAAAGAATCGTGGTGGAGCAAGAGCCAGAAGAGACACCCTAGCATTTATCATTGCTGCTAACATGGCTCGTGCAGAAGATCAAGGCGGCAGACTCTCAGATGGTGACATTCAACGTAACCTCGACAAGCTTGCTCCCGGACTAACAACTAAACCGGGGGAAATACAATCAGTTGATACTGTTATAGAAAGTGTAGACCAACAACTTAGATTGCTGCAAAAGTATGACAACATAATAGAAGTAGAAGGAGCAAATGGATTCTCTATTGCTACACGAGAAAAAATACAGGCTTTAAAAGTACGAGACTTGGCGTTAAAAAGATCAAGGGACACTAATGTCACTGCAACATCATCTGTTAATCAAATGTCTTACGAAGAAGCAAGCAAACTAGAGCCTAGCACCGTCTTCCCTACTACAAATCCAAGCTACAGTGTTGTAACAGATGGCAAGGGAAGTCTTATCATCTTAGACGCACAAAATGGAACTGTAGTAGCCAGAGGCAAACCCGGAGAACTAACAGAGCGGGGACTTATAACTACATCAAGGACTCCAACTGGTAATCAAACTGTT